CAATAAAGATACCAAGAATTCCTTCTGGTACCAGGGGTTCCCTTGGTTTCATCCCAGCTTTTGAAAACTGGGGGAAATCCTCCAGGAACATTTCCACGGTGTAAGTACCGGTTTCACCATTTGCTGGTATATTAGCCGCTGTAGCTATCACTCCGTTAAATTGCGCTCCATCCATGCCGGTACCTCCTTATGATTTGTCTTTGCCTCTCCTACCCGTTTGTTCCTTGGTTTCTTCCGGGCGGATATCATATTCCTCTGCCCTCTCTTCTGCAACCGCATCCGCTGCTTCCAGTTCCTTATCCGCTGTATTATCCGGCGTGGCGATGGAGCCGTCCTGGATGGCTGCCTGTACCAGCCAGTGCCTTGCAGCCCAATCAGGGATGTTGCCAATAAAGTCACGGGCGATGACCAGCTTCTGGTCCCCCTCGCGAATTTCAAAACACTTCTTACTGTTGATAAACATAGACTTCCTCCTTAAATCCCATCCACATAACGCATGATGTTCTCATAATACATCTGCACCTCGGATATATTTGCCATGTATGCAGTGTCATAGCACACATTCTCCGCACTCGCCTGGGTCATGACACGGCTTAATGGGGCCAACTCATCCGTTGCCACGAACCGTTCTTTATTGAGATACACGACCATACGGTCCTTTCCTCCCGTACCTGCCCCCTTACACCAGGAGCACCCGCCGATATACAGGTCGCTACCATTGGTCTTAGCTACATTGTTGTCCAGAAGGAACTGCAGTATGGTCTTTTCCGCCAGTTCTGATACCCTGGTGGTAGCCAGGTAATTGAACTGTTCGTAAGGCATGATTATATGGTTTGGGATGGCATCCCTATCATATTCAGCAGCACCCCATACGGCGAGGATGGCATCATTAATATCCTTCAGAATCTGGTCTGGCATCTTGGTGTTAAATGCAGTCCCACTGGATGTGCCTGTCGCTGCAGCACTTGCTATAGTGACGTTTGGGTTGTTAATAAGTCCTGTGGAACCGTACCGTTTAATACCTACATACACATTTGCATCCATATGCTTGTCATAGGTCATACGGATGCCGTCCCGCAGGATACTCTCAAGGCTACGCCCAGTCAGCTTCTCACGCTGCATGTCCACCCACATGACCCTCATACCAATGGAAAAAATGTGGGTCTTGAACAGGCCTTTATCGAAATTGGCCTGTACCATCGGAATGCCATTGGCGCCGCCTGCATGTACCGGACCGTCATCACTACCACCTGTCACACCATACTCCACGTTCATTGCGCTGATGAACTCTGCCCATCCGCCGCCAACCCTCATTGGGATATCACGACCATAGGTGAAGCTGGTAAGTGGCTGACGGACAGTGTTGTCCCGTTTTTCTAGTTCAGACTGCAGGAAGGCACCGCCATTAGCAATGGCAGCAGCATCCATGGTCTGATATTTATGTGGTGCTGCCGCTCCGGTCGGAGAGGATGTCACCACACCTGCGTCAAAAGTTCCCATGTTCTTGAATTTCATGTCTCATTCCTCCTTATGCTCTGTTGCAGGACATAATCCTGATTTCCGCCACGCCGTTTGCATCCTTCTCACCATGCCACTCGCAGTTGGTCAATTCCACCGTCTTCCCCTCATCTGCAGATGCCTCAAAGCCTCCGACAATACCAGTTGGGATTGTATCATTGGCCACAGTCCGGATATACACCTTTCCACCCAGTTTCGGCGTCCCTACGTTGCACAGCACGTTGATGCATCCGCGCTTGAATACGCTCACTGCCTCATCCGGCCTATATTCCCCAGCGGACTGCGAAAGATAGGAGGTCGCGCTCTTAAACTCCCTGGAGGCAATACCAACAAAATCAGCTGCCTTACTGCTCTCCCCAAAGGCAACCACTTTACTGTCTGCATCGTATACCAAGGGAAGTCCGAATGTTACCGCATTGTCCCCTCCCAGCGGATGGGTATCCACTATCATATCCGGCTGTCTGGCATAATCACCTGCATATCCATGTGTCATGTTCTTCCCAATAACCTGTCCTTTCATTACTTCGTACCTCCATTCTGTTTGTGTGGGTTCATGGCATCGTATGAGGCCTGATAAGCCTCAAGGTCTGCCTGAGGATTCCTATCCGTCACTTTCGCTGCATTCTTCTGGGCGGTCTGTGCAATCTTTGCAATGTCGCTCACCTTTTCCTTATCAGTCAAGCAGGAAACCAGGGAATCCGTGACTGATTTTCTGGTAGCCTCATCCTTAATTCCCGCAATCACCGGACGGAGTTGCTTGACTACCGCTGCCATCACGGCCCTGTCGGCAGCACATGCTGATTTATCCAGTTCTTCTGCCGGAACTACTTTCGCCTCAGTTGTTGGCGCCGATGGCTCCCCTCCTTCCCCCGTCAGTTCCTTTACCAGGCTGTCCAGCGGGTCTTCGGCCGGCTTCCCGGTAGGGGCACCGTTCTTTTCTCCTATGATTTCCTTAATCATATCCATCAGCATGTCCATTTTCCCGTCAAGACTGGCTGAATCCTGCGCGCCTTCCTTTGGCGGCTCCTCCTTGGCTGCAGATGCAGCAGGGGGTTCCTGGGCTGTCATATCCTCATCCATTGCCGCGGCTGCATCTACTGCCATCGTTTCCAGCTCTTCCGGTGATGCATCCTTAGCCGCCTGGGCAAACCACTTGAAAAATAAACTGTTCTTCTTCATCTTCCCATTCCTTTCCGACCTTTTCACGGCCTCTACCTTTTTCTTTGAATCTAAAATCGCAACATGCTTCCCGGCCCTTCCCCGTGTCACCACGGCGATATGGTTCCCCCGGATATCATACTGCGAATAGGTCCCATCCTCATTTTCTGTGTAGCTGCACTCATATCCACAGCTGATTTCCCGTTTACCGCCCTGAACCGCCCGGATTAATTCCTCATCCTGGATGTGCAGGTCCGCTATCACATGTCCTTCCCATTCCCCTTCTCCCTTCCGGATATTCTGGGCATGTCCTCTGGCGTACTGGATACAGTTATCCGGCGTGAGAAGTTCCGGCGGGTGTTCATCCGTTACCGGCTTCCCCTCAAAGCTGGACAGTGCCGCTTCAGAGAATACCTCATCTGGAGAGCGGCACACTGTTACCATCTTTGAGTTGCTCCCATCCGGCTTCAGTTCGCTTTCCAGGTACTCCATTTCCCCTGTCCGGGCAATGGGCACATTGCGGCAAATTAAAAAGCCCTCAACCGTTTCCATCTGGTTGGGGCTTATCGTATAGCCATAATATGCAAGCATTTAGTTGTCCCTCCTATTGCGATATCGCAATAAAAAATACCATCGGGAAATTACCTAATGGTATCATACTTTTAACATATCCTTGATTTTCTCCGCTTCATCCTGAGTTATCTCATCATACTCCCAGTCCTCTCCAATAAAGATGCAGGCCTGTTCTGGCGCAGGAATCCACTTCCGTAGCCGTTTATCATACCGTTCAAAGTTCCCGTTCAGGTAGCGGTATAGACGGTCCGCTTTCTTATTCTTACTATCGAAACCATATACAAAATAAAAATCCTCCATATGACCTCCTACTTAATCCGGTCAATGTTTACCGGTACTTCCAACTGCGCAGACAATTCAAACATCTTCTTATTCAACTCTGCCTGTTTCTCCGGTGTCGTTGTCTCCAGCCTGGATTGCTCATAAAGTTTATGCATTGGTCCATCCTTAATTTTGAAGCTTTCCGGCGTATGGAATTGTACTTCAAATTTCTGCCCAGATGGGGCCTTGAAAATACAGTTGACACCTTTATATGCCGAATGCTTATCCAACCAGGTATTCTTTACCCTTATCACCTCATACCCTTTTGCCTTCATAGCATCCGTGACATTCATATATGCATTTGTTAGGTTCAGTGGATTATCCTGGTAGGTATACCGGATTACATCATTTGTGGAGTTAATAGTGTCCGTAATGACTTGTGCATCCAGGCTATGATTGCTGTCTGTTCCCACCTTGCGCAGGAAGGAATCTTTCGTTTTTACACGGTGCTCCAGTCCAATCATAGACACCCCTGTATCATTTGATATCTTGGTCAAATCAGCAGTGATTTCCGGTTCTTTTGCAATGATTTTTCCATATGCATTTGATTTCCGATAAATGGCCTGCGTTTCCTTCCATTTTACAGATTCATTATACTTCATGTCCCTGAACTTTTCAAAGGTTTTCGGCATGTCATTACCACATACCTTTCGATACCGATTATACTGCTTGTAATCATTTAACAGCTTCTGTCGGTTCCTTACCTTTTCTTTATATGCCGCAATCTGCTTCTTGGTTCGTGGGTCCACTGTAATCGGATTCTTTTCAAAACTGGAGAAGTCCTTATCCTTCTGAATCTGCTTATCTGTCTTCCCTATAGTCGTGTATTTGACTAGGGAGTGCAGGCAGTTCGGATGGATGTTCAGATAGGTATTGGACAGTTCATCCGGACCAGATGGGTCAATCTTTCCAAAAGCCTTCGCCAATGCGGGATAATCCGGATTAGTTCCGGAACGGCTATATACCCGGCCTTCCAGCGGGGCACATATCGGGCAGGTGCTGCCAATCTTAACAATCTTATACAGGTCATGCTCTGGGTCCGCTGTCAGGATGGCGGATATCTCCGCTTGCCTGGCAGTTGCCCTGGTTGCCATGTTACAATAGTCCTGCAAAGACCATTTTCGTCCTGCCTTATCCACAAAGGATGTGACTCCATTGCGTTCCAGTTCCTGGGCCATACTAACCGCTGCTTTCCCGGTGCCATAACCAGACGCTTGCTGCTCTGCTACAGCTTGCAAAGCAGTATTCCGAAGTGCCCCCTCCTGCTGCCTACCAACCTGAAACACTTTCTCAATCGTCTTTTGCGCGGTAGTTGACGCTTCCACAATGTCCCCCAGCAGATTGTTAGACAGCTGCTCCACAATCCCCATCTGCGTTGCCGTAAGCCCGGCTGCGTTGGCATAACCATTGGCGGCAGCTTCAGACCGATAAAATATGGACTCTATCATGGTCGGCACATAGTTCCAGCTCTCATCCACCATCTCCTGCAGTATCTGCTGGGTACGTTTGAGGGCTGCCACTTCTGCGTAGTCTACATACCCATTGATACGTTTATGGTTAATCTCGGCAATCAGGCGCCGTTCCGTACGCAGGAATAACATCCGCAGGAACCTGGTCTTATCATCTTTATCCGGTGGCCGTATAAGTGTCGGCATTATCCATCATCCTCCCCGGCTCCAAAGGCTCCAGGCAATGCCAGTCCTGCCAGCGGGTCCTGCATAGCCTTGTAATCTGAGTATGTCCTGCCCTTCGCCTGTTCAATTGCTTCGTCTGATATGGTATTGTACATGCCTGTCTCATCAGCCAGCGCTTTAAGCTCCTTCTGGGCCGTGGCCGCGTCAATCAGGTCGCTCTGATAGACGGACAATACCGCCTGTGTCTTCTTCTCTGTTATATCCGCGACCTCATTGGAATCTGGGGTCTGAAGCGGCGGGAAATCTACGTCCATGTCATCAGGGACCGTCCCCCAGGCAGAGAGGGCCATGATTGGTAACAGGCGCTCCATGATTGGCCGCAGCTGGTTCTCCCGCAGGCCATCTATGTAATCGTAATAGTTGTTCATGTCGCTCTCACCAGTGGCATTCATACCAGCTGGCGACCGTCCAAACAGTTTCGTGACCGGAGTCTTGGCCGCGCCAGCTACATCCATCATCACCCGGTCATATACCTCTGGCAGGCCGGTAAACGTGTACTGGGTATTATGCATGACATCACCCTTGTTGACCAGACGCGTGCCAAAGTTGCTTTCTATCACGCTCTGGGCCTGCAGGGTCTGCCAGAACCGGCGCTGGGCCTCCGCATTGCTGGTTGCAAGCATCTGATCCAGGCTGTCTGTTTCCATGTAGTTAACATTGGCCCGGAAGGTCAGGGATGCTATGTTAGCGGATACATTGTCTCGCTTCACCAGTTCGCTGTATATGGCTTCCAGTTCTGATTCCCCCCAGTAATTCTCTGCTATTTTCTCATTGTACGGAAGTTCTCGGCCCGTAAAGCGCAGGACCCTGCTGTGGTGCACCCTGGATATCAGCGTGCCGCTCTCTTCATCTCGGATGGTATAGTATTCCGGTAGACCGAAGTCCTGGTCTGATGGGTCTGTCACCTGTCCCAATTCCGGATAGATGCCGCTCCATCTGTCCAATATCATCAGCCCAAGGAAGCATCCCGGAAGCACCAGTCCATAGTCCAGCGGCAGTGATAGGTCATCCTGGCCGCGTACCATGATGATTCCGGCCGCACCCCCATACAGTCTGCCCCAATACATCCCTTCAAGGAGGGATTTGCGCAGGTGTACCTTCCGTTCCATCCGCTGCATGGAATCTATGTATTCAGGGGCCACATTGCTTTGGATGGTATACCACTTACGGACCATGTCTCCCGGTATCGTCTCAATGATGTTCTGGACAATCCAATTCTCCCGATACAGGCTGGTCAGCAGCTGGTAATTCTGGGTCATACGGGTAAGTGGGTATTGTGTGGCCTGCAGGAGGTCCTGAGTGCCATATCCCAGCCGCGCTATTGGATTAGAAAAGGCATCCATCGTTGTGACGGGTGCCTGCTTTGTGTCTGCCCGCACATGACGGGTGCTCCTACGTTTTGACATATATCCCTATCCTCCATTCCGGCAACTTCGTGAATATGTAATACCGCAAAGCATCCGGTCCATGGTCCAGCTGCTTCACCGGCTTTTCCTCCCCACGTTCCCTGGCCTTGTCATCCCAGACATAGGACCGCAACTCCGTAATAAGGCCCGTGCATCTCTCATGTATCCTTATCTTGCCTCTGTAAAACATGGATGACACGGCCCGGATACCATCCTCCACATCGTTCTCAGCCGGTTTCACAACATAGCCCCGCCCTCGTAACTCCGTGATAAAGCTGGCCGCTGATGGGTCCGCTATGATATCAGCCATCAAATCCGGATTATTTCCCATGAAATCGACCATATCATCACCATATTGACTGTCCGTTTTCTGTACCTTCTCCACACGGCTGTCCCATCGGTATTCACGGTCCACCCAGATGATGTCTCCATCGTCATAGATGTCCAGATATACACATGGGTTAGTGGTCCCATAGTCCAGTGCAATTGTACGGACACTGAGATATTCCAGCCCCTTGGGACGGGTTTCGTCACTGTATAGGTTGGCCGTTGTGAACATGGTATATATCAGTCCCTCGGCAACCGCCCAGAGTCCTTTTATGTATCTCAGGAAAAACACGCCGGTGTACATGCTCCGATATCTCTTCTTTATCTCCTCATCCAGGGATAGGTTATCGTCCATGGTAAAATGAAGGTATAGAAGCCGCTTAACTTCCTGGCCCTTTTGCTGCAGCTCCACTGCTTTCCACTTCCCGATGAAGCCAATTGCCTTGTCAATCCACCCAACCTTAAACCAATGCATCGGCCCGGATGGATTACAGTTAAACCAGAATTTACTTCCGGTCACTGAACACCGGCCTGTGGCCTGGTTGACAAATGACTCCGGCATCAAGGCCACCTCATCAAAAAAGGCGCCGGCCGCGGTAATTCCTTGAACCAGGTCCTGTGAGCCTTCGTCTTTCCCTCCAAAAATATAAAAGTAGTTCGTGACCCCGTTTCGGGTGACTTCCAGCATATTATTAAATTCGCCAGACAAATGGTGTATGCATCTGTATCCCCGGCTCCGCAGCATGGTCTTAAGATTGGTTAGGACATTACGCTGGAAGGAACTGATTGTCTTGCCAGCCATGATGAAGTTCTGGCCGTCAAACAATTTCATAGCCCAGAATACGAATGCCAAGGACATGGCAACTGTTTTTCCGGAACGGATGGCTCCGTCCGCTATGATACCGTCATAATCCTTGACAGGGCTGTTGTCCATCCACCAATTGAGGACCATCCTCTGTTTCTTTGAGAACGGCTTGAACTTAAATATCGGCCGTTTCTTCTTCATCTTCATCGGACCATCCCTCCTCCATATCATTGTCAGCCCAGTCATCTTCTACTGTGTTTTTCAATGCATCCAGGAATCCGTCATCTTCCTGCCCATCATCATCCACACCCATGTTGGCCTTGGTGGCATCCATACGCAGTTTCTGCTCTTCCAAATCCACATCAGATTTGGAGGTCTGCCCCAATACATCCTTAATGGCCATATATGCCTTGACATTCCCGTTCATGGCCTCCCTGACCATGGCAGCACTTATGACTGTCTCAAGTGTATGGTCCAATCCCAATGCCTCCAGGATTGGGGTCCACTCCGGTATATCCACCTCGGAGGTGAGGATTGCATTCATAGTCTGGCGCAGGTTTGCTTTGCGCCGCCTGGCCTCGCCCGATGCTTTCCCTGCTTTAGAAGCATTTGCTCGGCGTTCTTCCGGTGTTGAACCTCGATACTGCATTAGGTTTTCGTTATTCGCCAACCACCTCACCTTCCCATCTGGTTGATTATAGATAACAAAAAACTCCATGCTTTATCGGCTTGGAGTTTTAAAGGAGAAAATCTGTCTATGTATCTGGATAATGTCGTGGGGGATAAAACCAGATACCAATAGCGGGGGCAGGATTTGAACCTGCGACCTCCGGGTTATGGGCCCGGTGAGCTGCCAGACTGCTCTACCCCGCATCAGTACCGGTTCATCGCCGGTACGTTCCAACTCACGCCGCGGTTGGCTTACGGATACCTTGCACCAGTATGGTATCAACTGGGAGCCGCCCTCTATCCGATTTGCGAAGCTATGAAGAGGCAGGAGAACGTCAGCTTCTAGTCAGCTGCCAGGGTGTAACGCCTGGTAGCCGCTATTTGTGGGGGAGGGTGCAAAATCAGTAAGCTTTCCGCTTCATCCAATTTTGCATATTACAATTATAAATCATCCAAACGGACATGACAAGGACACGATTTTGACACGCTCCTGTCAAGTCTCTAATCCAGCATAAGGGCATCAGCCCCAAAGAGATATGCACTAAGAATCCCCGTAAGTTCCGTTATCCACCGCCTGGCTGTCCGCTCCCCATATCCGTAAATCTCTGCAATACTTTCGTATGTCATCCCATCCAGATAGAAATACTTGAATGCCAGATACTTCTCATGCGTATTCTTCCGACACTCCTCATCCTCCAGGAGCTTCAAGCACTTGTCTATGTGTCCTATCATGACAATACTCCGGAGCTTGCTTTTAAGGATGCTATTGATGAAGATGTCCTCCTCCGTGAATTCCTCCAGCTCTTCTCCATTATCCATATCAGAAAGTTCCGCCACGCCCTCCTCCACGCTCTGACAGATGCGGTTATAATTCTCCATCAGCTTCTTGGTGTTCTGGAATACCTTTATTCTCTTTTCCCTTCGGAGTTGCTTCTCATGCTCCTTAAGGGCTTCCTTTGCGGCCAGCCTGGCCACTTCTTCCAGTGCTTCTGTCTGTTTCACCGATATCACCTCCTCCCACGTCCAGCCACGGACACGCCCAGCACCCGTACCGTATCCTGCCCTTATTGTTGCGCTGACCATCACAGCCCCCACGCCCGTTGTCTATGTAGCACTGTCTCATGGTACCGTATCACCCCTTCCGGCGGCCGGCGCAGTCCCGGGTCCGGGCGCAGGCTGGTGTATGCATAGGGCGGCATCCTGACAGGCCATGTATCCGGCGGCGGTTCCCGGATAGCTGATGCTGCCGATGCTGCCACTGCGGATTCCCTCAAGACCCTGTTGGCCTTGGCCTGCTTACTTTCTGCTTTTATTCTCAATCAGATACCTCCTTCACATCGAAAATCTTAATTCATCGGTATATACCGATGGAAATACTAAGTTTCTGTTCTTTTTATATAATCCAAAAATAAATCTGCCAGTCTATTTCCATAATCATTTTGTATTTCTTCAAATTCTTTAAATCCTTTAAGATAGCCCAAGCAATAAGCCATCCCAAAAGCAAGTAATACAGTCATTACCACCAAAATAACAAGTAATGTTTCCACAAAATCCACCTCCAAAATATTTATATTGCCACAGTCTCATTACAAGTCGGGCACACAATCTGCTGTTCAAATTCATTCATGCCGACCCGGGCAGTCTTTATGTCACTTTTCTCAAATTCCAGCAACGCCCCACAGTGCTTACATGTTACCCGGCGCTTCTGGCCGTACTTAATTACTTTCACCATGATACTTTCCTTTCTAAAATCTCAGTTTTGTTTAATTGAAAATGTGACATTTACATTCAGTTCCTTATCCCCAAACGTAAAAATCAAATCGACATTATCTGTATTATTTTCTGCACAATATTCCAACAAATCTGCAACATCATGCATAAACCCTTCTGAAAAATCTTTATCCATACACACCTCATTAAATTTTAAAATTGGTGCGGGTAGGCCGGAATCGAACCGGCGCCGTACAACACCGGCACATAATCTCCGGCGCTGATGTCCTGCCAACTTGGACTACTACCCGCCTAAAATGCTAAATTACTCCATCAACGCTGCTATCGCCAAGAAATAGCTTACACACTCACGGCACATGTAGTAACTGTCGCCGTGCCGATGAATAAGATACATCTCTGGCCGTCGATATCCACATATAGAGCATTTTGCGGATTTCTTTGTAGTTTTCCTAATGGACATCTCATAATCGTTTATCTTTTCTTTCATGCTCCGGCTCCTCCCGGAAACGTTAATTAACGTTTCTTTTTGATAGAACCAGTTAGCAGTCCCATACCATACATAAACATCCCATAAATAAGAACCCAATGTTCACTTAAAAATTCCATACAAACCTCCAAATGCTAATTCTCCTCTTTCACGATTTCATCATATATTTCGTTAGATACTTCTATAATTTCTTCCACGGTAAACTCTTTATCGTTCGGATATTTATTAAATCTCCTAAGGAGCCTGTCCATCCCCTCTATCATTAATCGCTGCTTATCATTCATAAATTTTCCTTCTTAAACATCGATTTTGCTAACTTACAAATGCTTTATATTCCTCATAATCTACCAGCACGGTATCATATTCATCCCATTTCCGCGCCAAATCCATGGTCATTTTTACAGGCTTGTCACACTTTATGACACCATGTCCATAATGCTCCTGGAAATCCTCAAGACTATATAATTCGCACTTGTCATAATCCATGGTGCCTAAATATCCAGTAAAACAACGCTCCTGCTCATCCTTGGTCCTTTCCCATCCCCATAAAGTGAATCGGGTTCCGGCAGAATGCTTGATACTTACGGCTAAATATTTTCTATCCTTCATCCCTCTGCCTCCTCCGGCTTCTCGCACCGCTCAAACTCTATCACCCATACCCAGCTGCCAAAATGCTAATTCTTCTGCTCACGAAATAACCATTCGCACTCTTCTGTTGATAATTTGCAAGCACATCCCTGACAACTTTCCCTTGTCACTGCACATCCATAAGCTTCGTCATATTCGTTTCCATTGCGAAATGGAATAACATCGACATAAGGACAATTATAAAAATCCATAGTTTACTCCTTTTAAAAATGTTAAATCACCTGACTCTTGATTTTTTACTGGGTGACAAGTATAAGTTACAGACTGTAATACCTCTATCTCGCCATCGCATGTAGGGCAGTTTACAAAATCACATGTGGTATCATAATTTGTTGCCTCACCGCCATCAAATACCCCGCCACAGTATGGACACTCAATATCGTCCACTGTCATTGTTTCGTTTTTCATGTCGCAGCTCTCCTATAAACATCGATTTAGTGTCCCAAATACAGCACTGTCACTGCCCAGAAGCCTACTGCACAGCCCACTCCAAGCCACATTCCGATAAATATACAGGTGACCATGTCCTCAATATATTTCTTAATTCTTTCCTTCATCTCATTCTCCTTTAATTATTTATGATATTATCTTCAATCTTTCCTCTGGCACATCCACATACTCACCACTGTCCAGCAGCACACCGACAATCCCTTCATGGCTCCCAATGACCGTCCCGCGGATATTGTGCCTCCAGGCTCCGTTAGTCCACAGCTGTACCCTGATGGCCTTATGCTCGTCCAATAGCCTTACCTTCACTTTTCTCCTCTTTTCCTGGCTTATGCCGTTAATCGTTAGATTACTCCATCAGCGCTGCTATTACCAGGAAATAGCTTACACACTCACGGCATAGATAACAGCTATCACCATGCCGATGAATAAGATACATCTCTGGCCGTCGGTATCCACACGCAGAGCATTTTGCAGATTCCTTCGTGGTTTTCCTAATGGACATTTCATAATCGTTTATTTTTTCTTTCATAATCCGGCTCCTTCATGTGCCGCCAGCAGCATCCTGTAAGCCTCCAGTGCCATCGTGTGTTTGGTGTAATGGTATGGCTGTTTCTCCATCCAAGCTGGTCCCATCAGACGCAACTGATCCTCCTCAAACTTAATCATGCTTTGAAGGATTGACTTATCATACGTATCTACTGGCTTAGCTTTTTTCGGCGGATACTTTATGGCGTATTCCTCTTTTATCCGGTCAAGTTCCACGAACATCATTGCCTGTCCGTTGTTTTTGAAACTCACATAGCAGAACCCATCATATTTGGCCATATACGTATCCCCCAGGACCTGGAACTGAATTGTCGGTACCTGATTCCAGACGGTATAGCATTCTTCCCGGTGCAGGGCCTGTAAGTATCCTTTGATGATTTCGGAACGCTTCCAGCCATAGGCCCCATGAGTCATCCTATTCTCCAACGAAAACACCGGTACCCCTCCAATATTCTCCCCTTCCGGTCCTTGAATCTTCTCGGATAGCTGTCCCTGAAGGTCTGGTTCTGGATGTACGTCCACGGTTTTCTCAGCTTCTGGCTCCTGCTGCATTTCCGCAGCATCTTCCACTTCCTGCTGCACTTCCGCAGCAGATTCCCCACCATGTTCCTCTGGAGCTACCTCTGGCCTGCGCTCGGAACTATAGCACTCCAGCTTGCAGTCCCCACGCCTGACACAGTCCCAGCAGCACGCCTGGCTGCAGTCTTCCCCGGTGCCTGGGGTAAGTTTATGGGCTTCCTCCAAGGTGCACTCAAACTCTGGCCTATAAATACACTTCCCGGATTTCTCTGGCAGGATTTGTTGTCCCGCAGTTTCTGGTTCTTGCTGGGACCTATTCCTATGCCAATACTGATATTCTTTTTCCAGGCGGACATTTTCCACATCAAAAACCTTTTGCCCAGCATCTGTGTAAAATTCCGTAACATCTGACCCTTTCAGGACCTTATACCCCATCCCAAAAGCCGTCACTTCACACTCCTTTTCAGGCCTTTCATATCCATTGTCCACATATGCCCTTACAACTGCGGCAATCGTGGCACCATAGGCACCATCAATTGTCCTGTCCCCGGCAGTGAAATGTATCACCTCCGGACCTGAATCCTGTTGCGATATCGCAATAGCTGGCTGCACTGGTTCCGCCGCTTCAGGCAGCAGGTCTGCCGCTGATATGGTATAGGCCTGTTTTTCAGGACTGCCGGTCACCATCTCTTTCCTGGCTTGGGCAGCTGCCGCTACATCTTCCGGTTCCACGCCGGGTAAGTCCGTCAGTTCAATCTGGCCAGGAATGGCAATGTAGGGTATTTCCTTGGGTCTCTTCATCTCCCGTATCTGTACCACTGTCATGTCCGGGGTGACTTTCTCCAGCTGCTCCGCGTCCAGGCTTAACATCTCCTGGAGTTGGGATTTGTTGAAATCCTTATATTTATCATCCAGGATTGGGCTGTTCCCATTGACCGAAAACTTATCATTCCGCGTCATGTACCTGGATGTGGTCGAAGCACTGAAACCGAACCGGTCTTTCGCATATTCGCATATATCCTTGTACCCAGCCTCCTTAAACAGTTCATTCCTGTGTACGCATTTTAGATAATAGCCAATCGCTATCACGCTCCTGGCTGCTGACTTAAGGTTGGCCTGTATGTAGATTTCAGCGTCCTCCAGGCTGACCCCCTCATACCATTTCTGTGCCGCTGGGGCTGTCTCCTCCACGGCGCCGGTTACCAGTTCTTCCATGTCCTTTCCTCCCCTCAGTTTTTGTGTATCTATACCCAGGCACCGTGATGGTCCTGGGACATTCGTCAATGTAATTAATCAGACCATCTGCCCGCATATCCCGTAAGTGATTGAATATCGTAGATGTCGATGTGTATCCTACCCCTTCCGATATCTCCCTGGTTGTAGGCGGGTATCCATGGTCCAGCATATAACCGGTTATGTAGTCAAGTATCTTCTGGTGTGTTTCCTTCATTCCCTGCTCCTTCCCCGGCCCACTCCCTCACCTGCTTTAGCATAAGGGCATCATAGTCCGTATCCCTCTGGTCAAAATTATGGAACTGGTTCTTTGGATTTACAGCGCTATCCTTGACTGGCCGTTTCTTTTTCAACGGATATACCCCAGTCCAATTGTTCATGATGCTCTGGTCTAGGATTGCAATACGTTCCTTAGCATCACACCCTATACGTCCCAGTTCCTTCTTTATCAGCTCTGCCCCGTTAGCTGTCAACGGTTTATTGATATCCTTCCGGAACCCCACGAACCGGGTAAAGGCCGCATCCAGGCTTTCCTCCGCGGGAATATCCGGCTCTCTTTTATATAAGATTTCTTTTCTTTTACTTTCCTTTTCTTTTACCTGCATTTCCTCCGAAGATTTGCTTATTTCCTCCGCGGAAATTCCGTTTTCCTCGGAATCAATTGGAAAAATGGGTGTATTTAATAAAGGTTCCCCGTTTTCATCAAGCAACCAGTATTGCGTACTATAGAGCCGTCTCTTCATCAGCTTCACAGCTATCATGTGGTAGCGTTTTTGAATCCCAACAGAGGTGATAATATTCTGCAGCATGAGGTCTTTATCAAAAAGTCCTAAATCAGCACAGTAATCTATCACTTGCACAACGGCCTTTTGGCTTTTAATCCACTTGTTTCCAATCTTTCGGATGACCATCTTTGATAGCTTGTCTTTGGATAGATTCGCATAATAGCCATTTGAGTAGACGATTGTCAGAATGCAGTCATATACGGTAACTCCCAGTGGGCCATATTCGTCCAGCAAATCAAATATCCTATCATCCTCATAGAAATTGACAACCTTCGGGAAGTAGTCCAGGTCCTTCCTGCAGTCCCTGCCCAGGAAAACCACCACCTTCCACTTTAAAGGACAGGGCGGCGTCAGAAAGTAGTTTGTTGAGCCGCCCTGGTAACACCTCCAGCATCCAATACCGTGACATATCAATACACCGGAGGTAAAGTACTGATTAACCGATGATTGTGATTCGGCTGCTGATTTCCTCAGGCATTCCCATGATGGCATCCGCAAAGTATCTCTTGATGTTGGATACCGCCTCATTCTTCCAGATTCCACCTTCGGCCTCAATCAATTTAAAAATCGGGATATCATTATTTTCGCCGATTCGGAACACAAATTTGCTGGCAGGCTGTCCGACCTCCTGGAATGTCCTGTAAGGAATCAGTTCCACAGGATTAGGGACAATCGCCGCCGCCTTTGTTGCTACCCCAACTGTCATGGTTGCCACCTGTGTCCGACCATCATCTGAGTAGGTCTGGTCATTCTTCTTCTCAATATTTCCTGACAGTTTCATCACTGCATCCAGGTCTGGACTGAATTGGAAGTTCGCCTGCAGGGCAATCATGAAGCTCTCCTGATCATACCATTTGTCATACCGGTATTCGGATGTTTCGGCCACAGTCTCAAACAGGCATTCCCTCCTGCGCTCCTTATCCAGTTCTGATATAAGTTCGACCTTGGTTGGGCTTACGATATGTATAATCATATCCATACCTTCCGGGAACTCCCTGCTGCAGCTTCCGATATAGTCCACGAGGGATGACAAGGTGGTAGCTGTGACGGCATCCGCCTTTTCTGTCATGTCATACCGTTTCAGGCTCTTGTTGGCGTAGGTCTTACCACATATCTCAATCACCTCTGTCTTTTCGTTCTCACGTGCCAGTTCCTCCACATGCTCCAATGCTGCTTTTAATCCTTCCATCATCTTTCTTATCTCCTTTTCATTTTATTGGTTAGCCGCAGCCCTTAAATCAATAGGGGCTTTGCGGGGTTCCTCATAAATTTCCCCAGTTGCTGGGTCAAATGTCTGTGCCGCTGGCTGCCGTACTTCCGTGTACGCCGCAGCTGGCGCCGCCGCAACAGATGTGACCTGCGGGCGGTCGCTCCCGTACTCGGACATCTCGATGCGTCCTGTGTTGATATCCTGCCCAACCAGGAATACCGTCTGGGATTTCTGGAAGCCAGCCAGTTTGGTCTTAATATCAAACTCGATATCAATGGTCCCCCGGCTTCCTGGCTTGAATTTCAGGTTGATGGTCATCCCCCGTGCTGCTATTGGGTCCATGTTTGGGTCCAGGATATTCCGTCCTATCTGGGCCAGGGCCATTGTGAACTTTTCAGCCAGTTCCCCACCGGCTATATTGTCAAATGTGATTGCCACTTACTCACCTCCTCCCACGCAAAGAATATCTATGAAAAGAAATCATCAGCCACATTCCCTTCCGTCTGTGTCGGCGGTGCTTCCTGTGATGGTGTTTCCTGTTCCTGAAACTCTGGGTCCGGACTCTCTGCAGGCTGCTCTGCAGCAATGTTATCCACATCCGTCTCCACATACTCCTTGGTACCATCCGCATGGATGACAGCCATGTCCGCATCAATAGCCTGTATCAGGTCGATACTCATAATGCCCCACTTGCTGATAAGCTGCCGGAGCATCGTCTTATATGCCATTCCATCAAAATCCTTTGCCCAGAATGTCCACTGTGTCCCTTTTTCCAGGTCCTTCTTGTATCCTGGGCTATATTTCTTGGCATGGGCTACCATTTTTCCCTTGCTCCAGTACATAGCCTTTCGGAATCCGTTCAGATACTCAAACATAGCGTAATATCCAATGGTAGGGGACTGTTCCCTGGCTTCCTCATCCTCAATCAATTTGACTTCAATTTCCTCATTCAGGGGGTCAAACCGAAGCAGTTCCCCTTCCTTGATTGACATCACATTGAGTTTTTTATACTGACCGCTTCGAAGGGCCAGCTGGATATATCCCTTATAGCCAAGCTGGAACTGCGCTTCCTTGGCTCCCTTGCTCCGGTTATCATATGGGACCATATAATATTGCCCCAACTGTGGGCTTGGGGAAAGGTTAAGTGATTCCCCCAGAAGCGCAGCACTCAATATACTTGGATTCGTGCACTCCTGTAGCGCCGGGGTGGCCTGTACTGCAGAAATAATGCTGGAGATGAACCTCGTCCCATTCTTCCCACCGATTACACTGTTAATCTGATTCTTGACCGCATCCTGGGTAAGGTATGCAGTCAGCCCCTGTTTCGGGGCCCTGCTGGCCAGACTGTTTCCTACTGCCATGGTATTTTCCTCCTCTTATCGTTTCGGTACCGGCTCAAACCGGATGCCATTATTGTTTAAAAAGTCCTTAAGGGCCACTGCCTGTGACCGGGTCACGTACACTCGGAAATCAATCACATTGACCGGGTCCTCCACTGTTTCCGTTTTGGGCTGTGGCGCCGGGGCTGGCGCCGTCTGCACCGGCTTTCCTGCATTTATGACTTCTTGGGCCTCGGCCTTTATCCGGGCATCCCTCTCTGCTTTTATCCGGGCCTGCTCCGCAACATATTCCTGGCGCTTCTGCTCCGCAGCTTCCAGGCGGTTCCGCTCCGCCATTGCGGCGCCGATATCGTATGTCCGGAGGAATACCTCTTTCATCTCCCCTACATAGGGGCTGTCCACCTCATTCAGGATGGCCAGTCCCTCGTCCACTTTCTGGATAAGGGACAGGATTTCCTCCTTGATGGATTTCATGGTTGTGGATGCCAGGGCATATTCCGGCTTCATCACGCGCTCAAAGGGCAGATACGTGATGATATCCTCATGGATGTTACTATCATAGAAATCCCTGACCTTGGCTGTCTTTTCCTCACGCTGGCGGCGCTCATAATCCTTGACCTGTCCGTCAATGTTATCAAGTGCCCTCTGGACAATCCCAATGATTTCCTGCACTTCTTTCCCAAACTGTTCATCCGGTTCCAGAAGCTTCTTGCGGATTTCTGTCCGCTTGCCTTTAAGGGCATCCACAAACTTATTAAGCCTGGCCCGGTCCGCCTTGGCCTGCTTGATTGTATCATCCGTATATACAGATACTGCATAGCTGTCAGCGGCGGCCACAACCTCTGTCTTCAGTTCCTCATAGTTCCATTCGATTTTCTGGACAAACCCGTCATCCTGCGGGTTGTATATCTTCAGTTCCATATTGCCTCCTATTCCTCAAAAACAACGCCCATATCAGACAGGAACTCATAAATCTTATCTTCAAGGGTCTGCTTATTCTGCATAGCCGACTGCTCTGCCTCTTCCTTACTACACTCAACAACAAATCCTTTCCTTTTAAGGCAGTCCGGGCATACATCAATGGTAATTCCGTTATATCCTACCCCCTTCATCCGGATTCCTTCTGACTGGATTGTTATCTTAGCCAGGTCATCCCGCCCCTTGCTCTGCTTACAGATATCGCATGTATAAACTTCAGTCCTCATATCCTCGCCTATATCGCCGGGAGAATCAAATCCGGCCTCCGCCCTGTGACCACGCAGTCCCAGAACCGCCTTTCGGCCTCAACCAGGTACTTGATATCCTCCTCAACGTCCTTTCTCTCTATAAAATAATGTTTCGTAGTAATCCTCAGTTCCCCGCCCCACTCACTTTTAAGCTGGGCCTTAAGGACCGCAAAATCATATTCTGTCACGGCCAGGTAATGCAGGACCTGGCAGAAATAGTTATCCGGTATCCGGTCACGCCACTTCTCACGCTGCATGCTCTGCAGGATATTGGTGGTTTTAATCTCCAGGATTCCAAGACGGCCATCGTTATCCACAAGTTCTCCGTCCAGGGAGGCGTGCATCCACGGATAGGCCGTGTTTGTAAACATGTTATCCTCATCGTATATAACCCGATATTGTGGGTAATCCATGGCGAACAATTCCCTTAGATGCTTCTCTGCCTCGGTCCCATAGCGGACATAATCACGGTCGGAAATATCTTCTGGAATCACCAGTCCACGCTTCTCTTCCCACAGCTGCACATTATCCTTGTATGGATTCATCCCCACACAGGCGCTGGCATCAGAACCGCCGATATGGCCTTTGCGTCCTTCCAGCCACTCTGCACGGCTCTTAAATATGTATTTGTTTACCGACATCCTGCCCACCTTCCCTTGCCATGATCCTCCCGCAGTAGGGACACGGTGTAATCTCCCCCAATAGGGACCAGGTCCGAAACCCACAGCTACAGTTAAGTACAAAAAACGGTGCCGTAATCTTTACCTGGCTGTCTGGGTACCGCTCTGGCCGGGGCATCACACCTTCTCCTTTTCCGCCAGGATTTCTTTGACATGGTCCATCATGTATTCATTCGTTTCTTCTTTGACCAGTTTCTGGAACGTCATCATGGCCTTCAGGGTGGCATCTGCATTACCCTCGCAGTATTCCTTCAACATTGACATGATTGACTTCCCAAGGCACTCAATTACATAAGGGGGATTCATCCCCTCACCTATAATCGCGCACTGGGACAGGTGTCTGACTTGGCCGATGTTACTTTCCGCTTCATGGATGCCAACTGCGAAAAGTAGCTTACATGGGTCTAACTCAGCATTAGTCTTAACTTCTCCGAAACTGCACTCGATTGTTCCTTTAACCATTGATTTTTCCTCCTGAATCCCTTATACTAAGGGTGATTAAATTTTATTAGTTTCCTTAATGCCGTTCGGTGCGCCAACACCTGCGGCATCTTTTTATTTCCGCGTTCATAGGCCCCACCTCCTCTCATATGATTATGTATCCGCCCCAGGTCAGTGCCAGCAGAACTGTGCTGATTACGGACGTAACCAATAATGCTGCATTCCATTTTCCCCTCTCCTTAAAGGCCCTGCGGCTCTCCCTAAGGCTACCTTTCAACCAGGCACATTTCTGCCTCAGTTCCTCATAGGCCGGCTCCTCCCGTGATGGCATCACCTGTATCATTGCACTTGTCCTCCTTCTATTTCTTCAACAGCAGCGTCAATCTCTTTCATGGTTCTTCCCAGGTACTGGGCAACCAGATTCGTCTGTATTACTATGTGCGCCCGCTTCCCATGCTTTTCGTAGATGCCTATGGGATACTTGCCAACCCTAACTTTCTCAATTAGGTAAGGCACATCAACGCCAAAGATTTTTGCTGCTGTTTTGGTTCTTATCCGGTTTGGACGCATCTCCTCTCACTCCTTTCTTACTATGTTGATTTTAATGCCTAGTTTACTGCTTTCCCTTCATGTGCTATACTTTTCTTAATTAATTGCAAAGGAGACCGGTTATGAACCCACGCGATGAAAAAATCATTACTATAATTCATAAAAAACAACGATCTGACTATGAAAATTTTGTCCCCTTTGTCGTCATTCAACGCTCATTACCTTGGACAGATGGAACAGAACTCACAATTGATTTACTTAACCTGTCTGAACAGGGGTATCTGTGCGCAAAAAATCTTCCAACAGAATATTCTGGCTTTTGGTATGCTCTTACTGCTCAAGGAAATCGTGAATATGAACGCATTTTCTATGACAACACTGAAAAGAAAAAGAACCGAAATATACAAATTTTGAGTACTCTTATCGGTGTTGTTACAGGATTTCTCCTCGGAAAATTTTTTTAAAGCTTACTGGCAATTCCAAGTAACAAACCAATAATCACACTCAGTTCTGTAATTATGATTGTTGTTGAGTGATTTCTCATTCTTTCTTTTACTCCTTTCTTACTTGCTCTATTCCTACCTTCTCAAGGAAATAATCAGATTCAATACCAAAATGACGAAAGCGTAATACTGGAATCCATTTCCCTTTCCACCGCGAGTGAAGTATTCAAAACTGATTAGCAAAACAATTATGCCCACAATCCCCTCTACTATGGCAAACACAATCAATAGTTTTACTCCTCCTTTTTCTGTGATATAATTCTTTATACTAAGTACAAAGGAGAATATTATGCTAATTCGTCCATGTCATCGAGTATTAAAGGCCATAAATTATCTGTGTTCTCAAGATAATTCTCAAACTACATCTAATCTTGATTTAATGATATTTTTTCATCAAAAACTTAAAGATTTGGATTTGTTTGATACCATTCAACAACTAATAAATGACGGCTACATCACTGCGACAATAGATGGCAGCTTATGTTCTGATATCAGGCCCACCTATAAAGGTAGACATTATTCTGAATACAGATGGATTGCCGCGAAAGAAGTCATCTTAAAGTCATTCTTACTTCCGGTAGCCGTTGCAATGGTTACAACTTTATTAACACTTGCTTTCAGTGGTGTATTCACCTCAGTACCATAAGACTACATATCGTTGCTGCAATTGCTGTAACAATAAGAGGAACTACATACTCCATAGCTTTGCATATTCGGTCCAGATGCTTCTGACGTTCGGCAATTGTACGCCTAGTCCTCATCCCCTCACTCCTTTCATTAAAATCCTATATTTTAGGATTTCTCGGGCACAAAAATATAATCCATAGGTATTCCAGATACCTCGCTGATTTTCCTTAGCTGGCTCGTACTTGGCTCTGTTTTTCCTTTTTCCCAATTTGTAATAGTAGACACATCAACCCCCAGAAACTCTGCCATTTCTCTTTGATTCATTCCTGCATTTACTCTGGCAGCTGGTAATGTAATTTTCGGCCTTTCAATTATTCCCATAGGTCATAACCTCCTTTCTCGAGTGTAGTATAATCCATTTTTTTAGGATTGTCAATAATTGATTTAATTTTTTAGGATTTTTCTTGAAAATAATCCTATTATGCTGTATAATTCAAATTATTAGGAGGTGGCAATGTGACAGACGAAGAGCAAAAAAGAATATTTTCTAAAAACATTAATTTCTATATATCCCAAAGCGGAAAACAGCAAAAAGAAGTTGCAAATGACTTAGGCTTTAATCCAACCACATTCAATACCTGGTGCGTAGGAAAGATAGTTCCAAGTGCTGGAAAAGTTCAAAAAATTGCTGACTACTTTAATATTGGAAAGTCAGATTTGTTAGATGATAAAAGCGCTATCAGATATATGCCTCGTAGCAAAGGAGTTATAATAAAAGTTCTTGGTTCAGTTGCTGCCGGCATTCCAATCAGCGCAGTTGAAGATATCATAGACGAAGAGGAAGTCACCGAGGATATGGCCCGCCAGGGAAACCTGTTTGGCCTGCGCATCAAAGGACATTCTATGGAGCCAAACATCTGTGATGGGGATACAGTCATAGTCAAGGAGCAGCCCGATGCCGAAAATGGTGAGACCGTGGTTGTTCTCATCAATGGGGATGAGGCTACCTGCAAAAAAATATATAAGTATGAGGATGGGAGTATTCGTCTGGTTCCAAATAATCCGGCATTCTCCCCCAAATTATATACACTGGATGAAATCAGTACATTACCAGTGACAATCGTCGGAAAGGTGATTGAGTTACGAAGGAAATTTTAAATATATAAAAGCAATTGCTTTATATAAAAATTATTTACCGAGGAGGATAAAACTATGGCACTAATCAAATGCCCAGAGTGTGGAAAAGAAATCAGTGATAAGGCAGCAACCTGTCCGAATTGTGGATGTCCAACAAATGAATCACCGAAGAATGCCCAGACTCCACCATTAACAAATACATCGTCATCAACTGTGGCCAGAAAGAAGAAGGGGCATGGATGTCTTTTCTGTATTATTACTTTCTTTGCTCTATCAGCCTTTGTTGGGTTTTGGGCTTCCAAAGATAGTTCAACTGCTAAAAATGACAATGTAATTGAGTTCACTAAAGAAGATGCTGCAGACATAGACGATAAAGTCTGGGAAAACGTTGAGATTGCTATCAAGGCAAATAATGTGATAGTAAGTAATTTTGACAAGGCTCTATCTGGAGAAATATCCCTTGTAGACTATTATGATTCCTGTAAGGAGGCCTCAAAAGTTTTAGGCGGAAACTCAACCAAATTTCCTAAGTCAGACAATGACGGCGCCAAATCCTATATCCAGTCATCTACGCAATACGTTATACAGGTTCAAATTCTATCTGATTCTGTAATAAAATACATTGACAAAGCAGAAACCAAAAATCTTTCAGCCGTTAAATCTAATATTGAACAGTGTACTGAGTTAATAGCTGTCGTGGCTCAAAATCGGGGTGTGTTTTTAAGTACAAATGGCTTTACGGATGAAGAAATCAAGGAACGCGCTGAACAAATCTCTGTTGAATAATTAAATAGCAAAAAGCCCTTGTGCTACCAACACAAGAGCTTTTGATGATACTATTGCCGGGCTGGAGCCACGGTATAATATCGGCCTCAACAACCATATTATATCATCTGGCACCCATTCTGGCAATGGGTGTATTTTTGTACCCTTTTTTGGATTCGTTGCGATATCGCAACAGAAAGGATGATATATATGGCTCTAATTCAATGCCCTGAATGCTCCGGCCAGGTAAGCGACCGCGCCTCCTCCTGTCCACATTGTGGTTTTCCACTTAGCACTTCCCCTGCACCCGCTCCGAAGCGCGGACGCCCAAAAAAGCAGGAGGAGCTGTCCTTCCGACTCCCAAATGGATATGGGACCATCAGAAGATTAACCGGGAACCGTAGAAAGCCATACGTTGCCCTGGTAAACCCTACACAGGTATTCAACGATGAAAAAGGAACCTCCCATTACAAATATGACCTGCTTGGGACCTTTGCTGAAAAAATAGATGCATATAATGCAGTCATGCAGTATCACAAGAGTCCTGGAGGTCTGAACAGCAATATAAATATCAAAGAACTGTTTGAAAAATGGCTTGAGCACCATATGAAAGTCAACAACTATCCTGACTCCATGCGAAAAAAATATGAAATGGAGTTTGCCTATTTATCTCCCTTATACAAAGTCCGGGTATTGGATACCAGTCCTGCCATGCTGAAAGAGGCAATCGAGAATGCATCCAAAATTGGAACTCGTGGAAAAACCAAAGGACAGGTTGTTGCAGCCACGCCAAATATGAAAAGCAATATCAAAGGCCTACTGAATATGATGTATGACCATGCCATATTCCTCCGCATCCTTACAGTAAACTATGCACGCACCTTTGAACTCAAATTCGATATCGTGCGCCGCGAGGGCCGCCCTTACACGCAGGCCGAAAGGGATATCCTATGGAGACATTCCGGAACCCTCTTTATTGACATGACCCTTGTGCAGTTCTATTCCGGCTGGCGCCCCAACGAGGTACTTAACATCGGGATAGATAATGTGGACCTGCAAAACCGTACATTTACCAGCGGTTCCAAGACAGAAGCCGGAATCAACCGGACTATTCCCATACATTCCAAAATCTTTTCTATTGTAGAGCATTATTACGCGGAGGCCCAGAGCATCGGACGTAACGTACTGTTTGGCCGTTTAAAGCCCCACAACAATCAATATACCTATACGGATAATTCATTTCGGTACGGCCTCTTCAAAGACTTTGAGGAACTGGGTATCAAAGACCATGTGCTGCACGATGGCAGGCATACATTTTCAACTATGGCTAAGGAAAGTGGGGTGGATGACTTTGCCAGGAAAAAATTTATGGGACATAACATTTCAGACCTGACAGACCGGGTATATACACATTTAGATTTGGAGTGGTTCCGGACGGAGATAGAAAAGATAAAGTAGTGTTGATTATTGTGTTGATTATTATGTTATTATTTATGGCCTTGCTTTCACTTTTGATAAAATACATCCTATCACAAAATAACGTATTTACAGTGTTCTCTCCATTTGGCCAGATATTTCCCCCGCATTCACACTATGTTCACAAAACATACAGATACTGTAAATACGTGATAAAATCTTAATGTGTTTATTATTATGTTATTACATAGCCGCATTTTTACAATTATATACCAGATTAAGAGGGCTTTACAGATTCGAACGTTTGTTCTTTTCCCTATTGCATTCCCCAATATTCTATGCTAATATGGAGGCATGTAGAACGTTTGTTCTTTTTCGAAAGGAGTTTACATT